GCTTCTTCTTCAGGAGGTAGGTGCCCACGAGAATCATAATTAATAGCATTCTCTGCTGCCCATGCTTCTTGTTCTTGTTGAGTAGGTAACTCCATTGTTTGTGTACGACTTACTGGTGTTATTTTCCCTCCCCCTGGTTGAGACTCCATAGTTCCACCAGCAAGAGATGCTTGTGCCCCTGGAAGGTTATGAACTTGTGTGGGGTCATCGGGATGCATCATTGGGCCAGTTAAATGAGTAGGCCCCAATGGGGAACGACGAGGAATTTCATCATTCCTGTCTGGCTGCTTCATTATCTTTAGAAGAGCGTCTTGAATAGGGTCTGCTCTACGGTTGTCTGCTCTACGGTTTCTACTTTCTGGTTTACCACGTAAATCTGGCCTATGCCTATATGGATAAAATTGACCAGTTTTCCAACCCTCTTTAAAGGGCTTATCTGGGTCACCCAAGTTACGTTTTTCTGCTTCAGACATAGGTAATTGTCCTTGAGTTATTTCAGACTCAGGAGTACCTCTCTCTGGTGTTATTTGAAAGTGTCCCTGTCGAGGGTCTTCATGCCCCTTCATTATCTTTAAAAGAGATTTTTGTGTTTGTGGATAATCTGACCGACTTACCCCTGCTTTATCATCACGCTCCATTGTTTCACGTTCTAGGTCAGTAAAACCATTCGTTAAAGGAATGCCTGGGCCTTCAGGATGATTTGGGCCAGTGAATTTAGGTGTAGGCATAGGTATGTTAGGATTGAACCCAGCATCTTCAGCTTGTTGTCCAGCTGTATCAGCAGGAATATTCAATAACTTCAATCGTTGCTTAGCAGTTTGTACATCTTCATGTACAAGCTCCTCTGATTCATCTGGTTCATCTGGTTCTGCTTTATACATTTTAGTTCTATTCATATCAGAAATATTAGAAGCTAAATCAGAATCTGGTGCTTCTGCTACGTCAGGCCCACTATCATTATCACCCCCACCACCGCCCAAATTACCAACCATTCCCCTTCTCGTGGCACCACCAGCGGCACCTCTAGCAAGGGCTGCAAGGGCCGGTAAAAATTTTTTCAATTCCAAGTTTGACTTTTCTTTAGGCATTACTTTCCTCCCCACATTGTTTTCTTAAGCATTTTATCAATAGCTGCTTTATCTAATCGAGGGGGTTTAAATGCATCTGGTACTGGTTTTTGTCTTTCGGTTGGGCCAGCGAACCGTCCCTGTACATTCCTTCCCGTTTCAGCAACCTTAGGAGGAGTACTTGTCACTATGTCAGATGCTGCAATACCTGTAGGCTTAGGAGTATTATATGACCCACCCCTAGGAGGAGCATCAGGAACATTAGGGGCATATGGCGCATCAGCTTGTGTATCATCAGCATAACCGTTTAAATGATTGATATACAAATGTTGCATACTCCCACCTTCAGACATATTCTCTCCCATACCAGTAATTGCTTTTTCATGTTGTGCATAAGATTGAGATACTTTCATACCAACTTTACCAGTTTTTAACATATCAGCAAACTCATTAACATGAATAGTTTTATCCATATCTGCATCTGATATATCTTTACGGTGGACAGTAAACAGTCTTTTATTGTCATTAGTGTGCCCAAATCTATCTAATGCATCTAAATGTTCTCGCATTGTTGCTCTTCCAGAAGTACCCACATTCTCATGGTAATTCTTAAAAGCTGTATCATGGTCATCATAACTCATAGTTCTGCCTTCTGGCCCACCAGCTTGGTGTGAATAATCAGCCTTTCGTTCATCCTTAGCAGAACGGCTCTTCAATCTATCAAGATAAGAACCCTCTTTTTTAGCTTGCTGTTCTCCTGCTTTTACCTCAGCAGCTTTTTTATCTGCTCTACCTTTAGCTCTAGTTTGTTTTGATTTTTCCCGTTCTTGTTCTTCTACGCCCCCTGGCCCAGATTGCCGTTTTAAGGCTTCTAAAAATTTCCCTGGTCTTTCCCTAGCTTCTTTAATTCTGCCAGCCCTACCACCCCTAGATAACCTTCTACCTAGCCGTGATAAAAAACCAGGGCGTTTTGGAGCAGAGGGAGTCTCAAGACTTGCACCACCGTATCCAGACAGTTCTGGTTGTGCCCCCCTTGCATATCGGGGCTTACTAGCAGCTTCTGTATCCCGTTGTCCCTGTGCTGATGTTCTAGCAGTTTCCGTTTCTTCCCTTGCTTTTCCTGAACGTGTGCCAGCTTTAGCCCTAAAACGTCTTGCCATATCAGACATACCTTCAGATAGTTTCCTTTGTCCTCCTTCTGCCCCTTCCCTATATTCAGCACCAGTTTTTTTACTCTGTGCCTCTCTTGCGCGTTGTGTTACTCTGGCACGGTGCTGCCTTGCTCTACGTGTAGGAATACTTTCTGGAGGAGCTTTAAATAAAAATCCCATCTTCTGAATAGATTTGGCCTTTTTACGATTCTTGGCTTTATCAGATTTATGATAGTCTGGAGAATCTTCATCCAACTTTTCGCCCAAATCTTGACCAGCTTCATTAACAATCCAAGGTGGTTTAATATGTATGGGTACACCTTTATCATCCGTTTCAGTTTCAATAACAGGTACATACCTACTAGACTCAGATGGTTGTTCAGATGGGAAACCATACTCTCTTAACAATTGATGATGTTCTGCTTCTCGTCCAGCAAAATTCTCAAGCACAGCTAATGATTCTTTAGATTTAAGCGGGTCTTTAGCAGTCTCTGCCTTTGCCAGCCACATATCAAAAGATTTTTTAAAGTCTACAGTTTCTTTATTTCTCATTACCACAACCACCTTTGTAGGTTTTGAAGCCATTGGAGCGAATATCTTACAATAATCCCCAGGAAGAATATGTCCAGTTACAACATCACAACTTTTGTCTTCAGCATTAAAATACTTACAGTGTCCACAATCAATACCTTTGGCAGATTCTTCAGGAGTAGCATCCCTATAACCACATTGGTCTTTATCAATCTGACCAGTTTGTGGCATTTCAGATTTTAATAATTCAAAATTTGCATTTTGGTTTACACCCTTTTCACATACTGTAACTTCTGCTAATTCCATTTCGTCTACTTGCATATAAGGCATTAGTCCTTTCTGCATATTCTGTACCTTTAAAGCAGAACCCGCAATACTATAAGACTTCAATCTACCCTCATTAATTTCTTTCTTAACCTTCTCAGAAATTTTAGTATCATCCCGTAATTCACAGATAAAGAATAGTCCTTTATCATCTACACCGCTTTTAAATATCTGTCCACCTTTAGAAATATAGGCTGGTAAAGCCCAACCAACTTGAACATCAGAATGTAGAACCATTGCATTACGAGTTCTAAAGTTACTCATGAATTTATGGAAGGCTTTCTTTAAAGCATCTGTAGTAATAAGATGGCCTTCCCTATCAATTAAAGAAACAGAAGCTGGGCCACCAACAACCATAGGTTCATCATCATCCCCCATATTGGCAGCAGCTTCTGTATATTGTCTATTATTGGGAAAAGCTCTAGATAGAGTTAGGGTTTCTGCCTTAGAAGCAATACCAGCTATAAATAATCGAGCAAACTCTTCTAGTGCATCTCCTATATCTTCAAGAGTAACTTTACCACTACTCGCTTTCTCTAACCAGTGAAGCCCATCAAATGGTTTTTTACTGATTTGACTTGTTGTAATTACACTCATTAGCCCTCATGTATGCCCCAAACGACACCGTATATTTGAGTACTTGCACCAGAGGCAATTGCGGAAATTCTTTGTCTAATATCAATAGACTGGGGAGGTTCCCAAGTTTCCCCAGTTTTAAGGAGAACACCTGTAGAAGAAGCACCAGCAGCAGTAGCAGTAGTATCTAACGCAATATTAACAGTATTACTACCATGTCCATTCTTAAGTTTAAATCCTCTAACAGTAATCATTCCTGCTCTACGTTTAGATTCTGATGCGTTAGCTGTACCAAACCATTCATAAGTAATTCCTTGTGCCCCATCAACATAATCTACTAATTGTCCATCTCTACGTTGTTCCACCATGAATTTATCTACATAATAGTTTACGTTTGTTTGAGCAGCGGTGACAATAGCTATTCTATAAGGAGCAGCTGAACTGAAAGGTAAAGAATAACCAACACTAATTCTAGTAAATGTATCATCTAAAGTATGAGCAGTACTGGTAGCTAAAACAGTTCCAGAATCATTCTGTATCTGAATTTGTACAGTACCTCCAGCACCAGAAACTCGTCTTACTTCAGCTTGTGCCGTAATAGAACTGCCTTCAGGATGACCTACCGCTGTCAAAGCCCAATAAAAACCTTCGCCAGCAGCATCATTATCAGTAGTTACTAAGAGAGAATAAGTTCCTGAAGCAGCTTGAGCATTACTTTGTGCAATAGTGGAACTACCCCCAACTGGTAAAACTGTAAAATCAGTTAATGTGTTTACTTCAAACGAGGGATTTTTCACCAAGTTAACCGAAGGAATGCCCCTAGATACAGTAAATATATCAGCAGCAGTAGTTCCTACGGTTGTGTCTATAGCGACATATTTTGTCCAAACATGTACACTTGTCCTTGTACTTGGGTCAATCTCCCATGAAGCCCATGCTTCAGGAAAATGTATAGAATTCATAAACCACTCCTACTTATTTTGAGAACCAATTCATCATGGCAAACAAGCTTCCTAATACCATTCCTGTGTGCATAGCCACCACACTAATTATAACAACAGCAGATTTAACGCCATACAGTTTAGTTCTCCAATGTTTAAGTTCGTCTAGTTCGTCACCAATCTCTTCAAATCTAGAACATAAAGTTTCTGTTAGTCTCGTCTGACTCTCTATATACGAATCTAGCCGTTCCATATAAACGGCTAGTTTTATAGCTAACTCACTTTCTGTTCTTGTAGACATAGCATTAATCGTGTCCCCAAGCCATACCCTTTACATTAGTGACAGCGGCTGGTGCGCCATTTTGTTCTTCTACCATAACCGATGCACCACCGTTATCTGACTGCCACATAAGAATCTTATCTGTCCCTATATCATAGTTGAAAACAAACCCACCTTTAGCTTCAATTTGTACATGATGTACATTAGCCAACCCAAACTTAGAGTTGCCTACATTAGAATCAGCTAAAGATATTCCACCCGCTGCATAAGCAGGAGTACTGTTAGCTACGGTATTAAACTCAAACTCCACATACTTTTTATTACCCATCACACCACGGGCAAAATCTGTACCTTTGTTTAGTTCTCGATTATCACGATTATTAAACGTCATTCCCATGATTACATTCCTCCAAGTGTTTTTTAGAAATAAGAGAGGGCAGGAGCCTAAAGGCTCCCACCCCCATAGTGGTGGACTTAGGCGTTGAGGTCAGTAATTTTAGCCTGAACCCAGAAGTTCTTGCAACGCATCTCACCCATGGTATACAATAGACCCCTAACCACCAACGCATTAGCTGCGAAGTAGTCACGGTTCTCTACATACTGAGTGGGCTGTGCAATAGCCATTTCCAAATAGTCTGTATCCAGTACATAAACGTTAGAACCCAACGCAGTACTAGTAGAACTACAACCCTTAGGTACATCCGCATCAGGAAGAATTGGAATTCCCATATAGGTTGCCAACACCAAACCAGTACGAGTGCCTGGGAAAGTTCTCTCAGACCCAATACCGACTTGATATTCCTCTTGACCCATATACCGTTGCTGGGAGTTCAACAACCGTTCCAGCCTAAAGTATTGGTCATGTCCCATCAAAATTAGTTTAGGTTCGCCACCATTTTCCCGAATCTTCTGGATACAAGTATCAATCAGATTTAGGGATAGGTCACGGCCTACACCACTGTTATGCAAAACAGTAGCAGCAGCGTTCCAGTTTCCTGCTACCCTACCAGTACTGGCAGTAACACCACCAACTGCTAGGTCAAACACCCTGGAACGAGCTACGCCACCAGCAGCAGCCCAGTTGTCTTCCGCTACCATATCGTCCAAAGACGAAAAGGCAGCACGACTGTAGGCATACGCAATGTCTCCAGCCGTCCATGCATCAACGGCAGCATCGGTCGTCATTAAGCCAGCATTGTGGACAACTGCATCCGCACCGCCAACGGTTAAACCCGCAGCCGCATCATGGTCAGTACCAGAAGCATCATACCGTGCTATTTCATCACCTATTTTAAAGTGATTAATAAGGGAGTTAGTAGTACCAACTCTGAACGTAGTAGTATCAGTAGTAGCACTAGCTCTTAGAGCAGACAGTGCAAGTAGTTCCTCGTTCAATTCTTTAATGTGGTCAAGCTGTGCGTTTTCATTTTCCAACGCCAGCACATCTCCAACACCACCTTCCAACTGCGCCGTAAAGACGGACTTGACTGACGCACCAAAAGTAGTGGAAACAATACGAGGCAAGCTCGATACTGTCTGAATCTCAGAGATGTTAACGGATGGAATGGAACCCACTTCCGTCACTGGACGGGAACGGTTCGCACCACGGTCAGACCTGATACGCCAACCAGCCGTATTTCCCCATACTACACGGGGAACCGCATTAAAGAAACGAGTTTGGTTATTCAAAGCTTGCCAGACTTTCCGTCCGTAGGTTGCAGTGAAGATACCAGTATTGCTAGACTGGAACGGTGTTCCAATACCAGCACCAGCTTTCTTCATGAAACCAGGGCCGAAAACGCTCTGGTAAAGCCCTCTTTGTGACTGAGCAATATACTCAGCAAGGGATGGATTAGCCATAATCATTTCTCCTAAATTTTAAGTTTGGAATTAACCTTCCAACAATTCCCTAGGAATACCATTTGTATCGCCTGACTCAATCTGTTCCTGCAAACGGCGTAGTTCACCATAAGACATTTGCATCATCTGGTTAACAGTATCCTCTTCAGTAGCAGCTTTGCGAATAGGACTAGTATCATCTACGCCCAACGCATCATCATAGCGAATAAGTTTGGGGCTGTTTAAGCCAGTCTCTTCACGGAAACCCATTTTCCTCAATCGTTGTTCAGTTTCCGCTTGAACCATTTTCTGAACATTCTTACCCTTAGAAGAAACCATCTTTTGAATGTCGGCTATAGCCTTAGCCATTTCTTCTATTTCAGGATATTCTTCTTTTTCTTCGTCTTTCTTCTTTTCTGCTTCTTCGTCAGTCTCTTCGTCTTCGTCCTCGTCCAAACCTTCTGGCATTGACCCAGGTTGTTTGCTAAATCCATACCCCGCCTTCTCTACGTCATCATCATCTTCCAAACTTTCCTTTAGTAAAGACAGCTGTTTCTGCATAGCTTGTATGGTACGCTTGGCATGTTCAGTCTTACTATCAATATTAATAGTTTTACTGTCATCATTACCACCACCAGTTACCGTACCGCTAGACCCTGAAGAACCTTTGGCATTTTGGGTGTAATCTCCACCCTCACTCCATTGTCCTGCATTATCAGGCCCATCAGCCTTTATCAAACCATACACTTCACCAGCCACTGCTTTAATTATCTCCTGCTTCTCCATCTCATCTTCTTGGTCTTGTGACAACTCAAATTCATCTTCCTCAGCTTTCGTTAGTCGAGAGTCCATCTTATGCAACACCTCGGCAACGGCAGCAAGAGCGAGGTTACTCCCCTCGATTTGTTTCTCCAACCGTTCAATAATATCCGAATCTGCCATGATATACCTCCATTCGTCTATTTTTTGCCAAGGAAGTTGGTCTAAGCCACCTCCGACTTCCCAAAGCTAATATTAGTACGATATTCGTACTAACTTATTATACTAAAGATTCTGAAAAACTTTCAGTATTCTTCAGCAAGTTCTGGAACATCACTAGTAAAAGTTAGCTTTAGTATCTCATTTCGGAAATCATATAATGGAACTTGGGCTAATTTTTTCAACTTTTCACATTGCGTCCCTTCTGGCGTTGCAGCCTCAATTAAATCTAATACTCTGCCTACCATGCGTGAATGCTTTGCGATTATATATTCTTGCAATGGGGTCACTTTACTTGCATCCATAACTCCTCCTTATAATGAAGCTGACTTCAAATTGCTTAATCCTTGTTGAATTCGATTAGTAATAAACTTAGACACAGCATCAGTAACTTGTTGTGTATCAGCTTCATCCGCTTCCTCCGCTTTTATAGCTTGCTCTAACGTAGGCTTAGAAGTTTTTCGTTTATAGCTCCGAACCCTTACTGTGGTTCCATCTTTATTCTTACGTTCAGTTTCTGGAACCATAATATGATTTGGTTGAGTCAACAATCCATCTAATTTTTGTGGTTTAGGAACAGTAAAAGTGATAGTGCTTCCCACTATTTGCACAGGCACGGTCTCCAAATTGAGGGTTTGTTGTAATTCTGTTGTATCATTAACCAAACTAGTTTGAATGGCTGATATAATCGCTTCAACCAAACTACTCATATCAATCTCCCCTTATTAAATCAATTTTAATTCCTGCTTCATTAAGCAATTGTCTTCCTCGTTCATGTACATATTCTTCTGCGGCTACAATACGTATGACATTACTATTAGCAAACATCTTACTGCATGTATAACAAGGTGTAACCGTCATATAAGCAGTTAATTCATCATCAGAACGTAATTGTAAGAAAGCATTTACTTCTGAATGAATGGCTTCACATAAATCTAATCCTGTTCCTGAGGGGAGTTTTGCGCCCTCACAAGGGACATCTATACAATGAGTAAATCCTGAAGGCACTCCATTATATCCTGTTGCTACAATATGTTGTTTAGAATCTACTAATACACAACCTACTTTACGTCTAGGACATGTAGCCCTAGAAGCTACCATATGTGCTATAGCCAAAAAATATTTATCTCTACTGTTCTTACTTAACTTCTGTTGAGCTAAACTCGTCATCATCTTTCCCACACTCCAATGCTTTCACTTGAATCTTACTATTCGTTATTTTCTCGCCCTCGACAAAACCCCACCTACTTCTAAGTTTTGACCTATTTTGTAACTCCTGTTTTAGAATTTTTAGTTCCTCTGGAGATAAAGTTCCTAAATATCCTGGCTCTAATATTTTAGCACTATAGCCAGTTTTTTCAGTAAAGGTTTTTCGATTCCGTCTTTGCTTTAACATCACATTACCGCTTCCCTAAAAACTTTCTGGGTGCCCCCTTTTTACGATGGGTGCCTTCAGACCCCATTCGCCAAGCATTACTAGAAGTATCCTCCACCTTTTTTCTAATGCCCTTAATATCTGCATGTCGTCTAACAGTAAGAACAATAATTGTTCCACACATCAAACAGCTTAAATCCTTATCCAAATTAATAATCATATGCCCAGAACATTTTGGGCACACATTTTTAGACAGCATCCACATCTTCCATCATAGCTAAGAATAACGCATCATCTGCCCCTTTGTCCAGATGTTTTTGCTTGCGTTCTTGCAATCTTTTAATCGCATTTATAACTAACTCACTTTCAGTTGGTTCTGCTTCTTCACCATCCTCAAGTTCATCTAAATCACCACCACGTTTAAGTTCATCTCTATCTATACTACCACCACTCCCCCAAGGAGATAAAGGAGATATTTGCTTGTTTACTTCCCTTACAGCCATAGATACTGCCCCCGCTGGTTGTTCTACATCAGCATCCTCATCTGACAATTTCTTGACTTTATTAGTTATATCATTCATTTTCACATCCTGCTGCTGATTTTTGTTCTCAGCCTTAGACTTACCACGCTCTATATATTGGGGTGGTTCTGCTTCAGGGTTTTGGTCAGGCTGACTCCCCAAACTAGTAATACTTCCTGGGCTGTATTTCACTACCACCGCATTGTTGTCATTCCATTTTTGCCTCTTAGGAATGTCTTGTCTAGACACACTAATATCTTCACTCTGAGGTTCAGTTGCCTGTCTCCCTTGTTCCATCGAACTATGCAATCCTGATAAACTAGCATTGGGTTGGAGGTCTTCCCCCATAGTTCTTTTCTCCCCCTCTTTTTTATAGTCTAATTGTTTTCTATCCCCACTCTGATGGGTAGGAGCATATTCAGTTCCTGCCCTTCCTGACATATTTTTTATGCGTTGTAAAGGAAGTTCTTGTACAGCTTTCTTAACAAATTGTTCAAGTCTATCTACTCCATTTTTCTTTTGTTTGCCTAACAATTTTTTTCGCTTTTTATCATGTTCTCGTTTGATAGATTCTCGTTTTTTAGCTGTGGTGTAATGACCTCCATGAGTTGGGGTAAAAACTCCTGCGTTCTCGGATGTGAAAACCACACCGCTAAGTCCATCAATACCAGCACCTCCATCACCCTCTTTAAGTATACGTGCAAACATATTTTGAATAGCTTTAAATTGCCCTTCAGATAGTGGGGGGTTTTTATCAGGTTCATTATTAACATTCCATAATTCAGCGAATCTATTATTTAAAGTATTGTGTAACATAGCTCCAGGTGTTGAAATATCAGCACCAATTTTAAATGGTTCAGTTCTAGATGTACTTCCCTTAGCAGGATGTGGTGGCCCACTTCTACCAAACCTATAGGGATGATTAATTAAATTATGGAAGGTGGAAATATCTATATCTCCATGTTTCTTGTCCATACCCTCCAAACTATCTATATCATACGAATGTCCTAATCGAACTTTATTAGGGCCATCACTAGGAAATTCTACCCCATCAGGGGGAGAAGCATCTTGAGGAAGCTCTAAGTCACTGGCATGATTATGTAACAGGGCTACATTATTATGATGATAAGCATGTTGTGAATAGGGCATACTACGCCCGTTTTTTAAGTTATCTTCGTATTGAGAATTTTCACTTTTAAGCTTGGCTACATCCTCAGACTCCAATGGGCCACCAGGCAGATGCGCTCTGTCCATCCAATGTGTATCAAAAGAATACTCATCTTCTGCTTTAACCAACTTAATCAATTTTGATACAGCATTTTGTACATTAGTTAATTTCCATTCCGTTTTATTTCTAGGGTAATCTGTACGATGTTCTTCGGGGCCAAAAGCCCTCATTCCCAACCCCCGATTAAAAGTACGCTGGGTATCTACTGGAATGGGGGGAATTTTATCCCCAGGAGTTTCAGGTCTTTCTCCACCTTGAGTAGCCAAATGTGCTAAATGCCCACTAACACTCATCCCATATGGTGGGTCTTCATTTGGATAATTGACATATAACTCAGGCATACTTTTAATCCCCTGAGCTATATCAGCTTTCTCTTGTTCCTTTTGTCTTCGTAAAAATTCCCTTATGGTTTTAATTGGAAGAGGTTTCATACTCTTCCTCTCTTCCCTAGCAAACCTATCATCGGCTTTATAATCTGGGTCATGAGCATCTTCCCATTCTTCTTGACCCGCTTTCTTTAAATCTGCTTCTTTAGGGTCAATCCTATGATGGTGATGTGGGGTAGGTGGTGACGCAAGTTTTCTATCATCGAAATGCTTCTCCACAAATCCAGAAGCGTGGGCAGCTTGGGCCACATCTTCAGCCTTTTTACGGGAATCAAATGGGCCTTTACTCCCCCAATAATATCCATCCTTTCGTTTAGAGATTGGAATTACTCTTCTCCCTCGTTTCATCGTCAATTATATCTTCACCCTCATTGTTGTTTCCAGTAGGATTATAACTAATGCTAGGATTTGTATTCTGACCTTTCCGATTCTGTCCGTAAATTGGCCCATTATAGTCACCACTATTAAAGGTAGCTTTTTCTACATGTGTTACCCCTAACGGATTTAAGTCTGCTACAAAGTCTACACCATCTTGTGCAAACCACATCTTGGTTCCTGTCGCATTAACGTCTTTAATTAGGGGAGTTGTATAACCTTTTTCAAATAGGTCTTGCATCCATCCCTTTCCTTCAGCCCGTGCGTCAGCAATTTTCTCTACATCATCTTCCTCTAACGGAGACTTATCATGCCAATCTGGAGTTACACCAGCAAACCTCCCACCAAACTTCTTAGCATCTTTCTCCAACATCTCCCCATTCACCATCATCTGCATAGGCACAGGAGGAGCAGGAGCGGCCCCGCCACCTTCTCCCCCACCTGGAGCAGCTGCAACTCTTCCAGGGGCTTGATTAACGCCTGGGGGAGCGGCTGGCATCTCCTGCTGTGGCTGTTGCTGCTGTTGCATCATGTCCATTTGTTGTTGCTGTTGTTCTAAGCCCATAGCCATTTGCTCACCCTGCATCTGTATCATCGGTACAGGCTTACCAAAGACTAGGAATTCAGCTTCATCCAAAGGCACACCATTATCCTTAAGTCTTACATCAAATCCCAATGCAATGTATTGATTTACTACTTGTGCCCTTTGCTGAGAGAAACTAATTCTAGTAGCCTCAGCTTTTTCCTCAGGATTCGGCAGACGCAATCCCCAATCAGTAACACCAAAGGCTCGTAAAAGTTGGGGAAATACTTTCTCATGGAACAATCTTTGGTCACCTTCTACAATCCTACTCATAACTACTAACTGCTGAGTTTGTGTAGATAGTCCACCAAAGGCTTCTGGTGCGCCTTGCCATGCGGGAGTAACACCCCAAATAGCTGCAATACGTTCTCTAATCTCTGCCCTAACAGGAAGATAGTCCATCTCTTGTAACGTATGGTACAGCCTTACCATATCAACCCTACCCCGATTATTCCTAGATGATACAGCTACCATAGGAACATAGTTAGGGTCAATCCTAGTTTGGGCTGCTATATGTTGTCGTTCCCTCCGTAAAGATTCTGGGTCATCTGTAAATACCATCATCATACTAGCTGGCATTTTACGTTCATAAAAATATCTATATAGGTTCTTATCCATACCAATTAAGGTAAGAGCCTTCTCAAATATTGTAAGAATAGGACTCCATCCATATGTTTCAGAGGGGGAAAATTTAGAAATATGAATTACTTCCCCATCAAACAAGAAAATATGCTGATTTCTATGGTAGTACTTATACATAACGGGCTGGCACTCTACTTTACATTTCGGGTCTGAGCATTGGGCAGGCTCTTCATGCAGCTTTTCCCTATGAATAGGACACATAAAATGAGCATTTTTAGGAAGCCCCGCAGCATCTAAATCAAACTCAATCAAAGCAGGGTTAAGTCTACGAATTTCCTTTACTTTAGACCGTACAGTTTTAGCATCCACAGACTTATATTCTTTTACTACATATAAGAAAGCATCATCTATACAATTTATATCAAAATGGAACTGTTTTAATACTTCCTCTAATGATTGGTCAAAGACATTACAATCGTCCAAGAATTTATTAAACTCATCTTTTTGAGACACATCTGGATTCTCTACCAGAGGCACCCATTCCATACCTCTACGAAAAACTTCCTGGGTAATATGATGTAGGGGTGCCCTAATTTCTTCTACGGACATAGCTAACATCTGTAAGTCCATCACTAATTGCTGGCGATAGGCCATCTGGTGACGTACCCACGTATTCACCACATGGTCAAGACCGATAGTAGGGGCTTGACCAGTTTCTCCTCTAGCTTTCATTAACTCCAGAAAACTAATCTGCTCATTCATATTAATCATAGTCTGAGCTAGTTTAGGTACTTCTGGCAAATATTCAGATAATCTCATATATTAATCCTTAATCAAGTTTTCTATGTCTGACATACTAGTAAGTTTAAGCATCGTCTTCATAGCCATTTCTTTTAACAAAAAACTTTCTGACTTTTGAACATGTTGTATCTCTTCATGAGTAATACCCACTTCTTTTTCCAATTCTAATATCTGTTCTCTTAGAGCCAAATTTTCATCTTCTAGTGCTGTATGTCCTTCAAAAGCAGCATTTTGTAAAATTCCCAACCGTGCAGCTTCCTTTACAATTGAAATGAATGCACCCTCCGTTAGAATAGTTAAGGCAGAGCTATCATCTGGTACATCATCTTCTGGCCCCAAATTCATTAAATCTTCGTGCCAACTGTCCAAAATACGCCACGTATGCGTTACTTCATCTCTATTGGCTATAAATTGCACTTCTCTATCTTTCAAAAACATTCCTACCATAACTTACCTCCTACTAGCCCTATTATACTAAACTGCTATAAAGTATAATAACCATATTCTTATTATACTTAGATATACTAATTTTTTACGAAATCTTACATGCACTCCATCCACACGTTTTACAAGTCTCACATCCACTTTCTTGAACAAGCATAGGATTAGCACAATCGCACTTAGTTTCTATATCAAATAATGACAATTGTTGGTTCTTCCTATGCCCATTAACCAACACTTCTTTAGTACGGCTACCGTTTCTATAAACTGTAATACCTTTACAACCAGTTTTCCAAGCTAATAGATACGCATCGCCTACATCTTCCAGAGTAGCTCCTGTATCAAAATTAATGGTCTTAGAAATCCCTGAATCTACAAATGCCTGGAATGCAGATTGCATTAGAACATGAGCTTCAGGACTAATTTCAGGTGCTGTTATATACACATCTTTCACCCAATTAGGTATTTCAGGTCTATCTTTGAGTAGACCCCCCTCTGCTAAATAAGACATAAGGTCTTCAGAATAAAACCCATACTCATGAGCATCCTGTTGAAATTGGTCATTAATATAAAATAATGTCTGCCCATCTAAAATATTTTGCTTGCGCCACACCAATGCAAAAAGTGGCTCAATACCACTAGCACAATTAGCAATCATAGAAATAGTTCCTGTAGGAGCTACAGTTAATCTACAAGCATTCCTATAATTTTCCTGGTATTTATAGTGACTCTGCTCCCAAGCAGGGAAAGTACCTCTAGTGGCCCCCAAGTTCAAAGATTGGGCTGATGCCGTTGTTTGAATAGTTTGCATAAATTCTTTCCCAACTTCCCTAGCCATCTCTGAATCATAAGGAATACGTAGTTTCACCAATACATCCGCAAAACCCATAACCCCTAATCCAATCTTACGAGTAGCTTTAGTCATCTGAGCAATTTCAGGAATACTATAATCATTAGCATCAATAACATTATCTAGAAAGCGTACAGCTAAATTAATTACTTGAATAAGTCTTGTCCAATTAATAGATTCTTTCCAATCCTCTGGAAGCTGCCACTGTGGTAAAACAAACTTAGATAAATTAATAGACCCTAAATTACAACTTTCATATCCTAACAATGGTTGTTCGCCACATGGATTAGTTGCAATCATGGGGCCATATTCATTTAACATCTTATTGTCTTCATTAATTCTATCCAGAAAAATCATTCCTGGTTCGCCATTTTGCCATGCCCCCTCAGTAATTGCATTAAAAATACCTATGGCAGATTCCCAACGAACTACTTCTTCTGTATGGGGGTCTATCAAAGGATATGAATCTCCAGTGTAAACTTTTTCCATAAAAGCATTGTCTACTGCAACGGAAATATTAAAATTATGAATATCCCCTTCAATATGCTTACAACTAATAAATTCTAGAATATCGGGATGATAAACAGACATAACAGCCATGTTCGCCCCGTCCCTCTTCCCACCTTGAGTAATCATACTAGAAATACGAGATAGTGTTTTCAATACCTCAATCGGCCCACAAGCTTGCCCATGCGTTGTTTCAATCCTAGAACCCCTAGGACGAATCTTAGACAGGGCAAATCCAGTGCCTCCCCCAAATTTTTGTACCATAGCAGCATCAGTAGCAGATTTCATAATTCCCTGCATACTATCTTCCAATGGTAAAACAAAGCAAGCACTCAAAGTTCCTTCAACAGTGCCTGCATTCATTAATGTAGGAGAATTCGGTAGGAATTCTAATGTGTGCATCATTTCAAAAAACTCATTTTCTAAAATACGAATTTCAGATGGTAAAGTTTCATATATAGTTTCTATTTCAGCCAATGAATGAGCTACTCTCCTAAACAAAGCTATATCATCCTCTAAAATATTTCCCTCTTTATCTTTTAAATAATACCTATGTGCCAAAATAGTTTCAGCCTGTTCAGAAATATTTCCGTCTATCAATTTTTCTCCTACCCCCTATACCCACAATATATACAAAGATTATTTACTGGCACCCAAAACTCAGGTGTGCAAGCTGACTCTTTACAATCAGTGTTTGGACAATCAGCCATAGTTAATTCAGGATTCATAGCTCTACTAAACTCAAATTTAACCTCTCCTGGGAACCACATTTCTTGAGTATCTGCTCCCATCTTATTCACATCAGATAACGCTTGCTCTCCTGATATAGACAGTGTATCAGGTTCTATTAACTCAAACAAGTTTCCTACGTCAGTTACCCCATGAATTTCGCTTTCATGTAGAGCCATCAACGCCATGGAAATAGAAAAGAAAGCATCCCCATGTCCTTGAGGTGTTTCAGGAGCTTTCAATACATTATTAACAGAAAGAATTTGATTCGTCTGTCTAGAATCCCTAAATAATTTTAGATGGCCCGAATGAACCTTTTCCTCAAACACTTGTGCCATAGTATTTTTACTTTTCTGAGTAAATGTCATAGGCCACCAAGTACTATCCAATCCTCTATCTTCTAATTCTCCCCTAGTATTATCTACATACCCCTTCTCAATATCAAAATTCTCTACAATGTCATTTAAATACTCTATCTGAGCCGTATAATTCCACCCATCTAACCAAGACTGATGAATTTGTGTAACAAGTTCACCCTCTTTTTTAAAGATAACTAGATGTGAGGGGTGTCGTTTCTTTCCTACATCAAAACCAGCATACAGCCTAACATTATCTGCTTTATGATATTTTCTATATGCTGAAAAGTTTTTAAGGCTTTCATCTTCACACCCACTAATGTCTGTTTCTTCAAAATAGGATTCAGTAGTGAAATGTGGTTGTAACAGAAACTCTGATGCAAACGATTTAGGTCTAGCTCTTTGTTGTTGTAAGAGCCATTCCTCACTATATAGCTCTGGCATCAATACCCTACGCCCAGGAACTGGGTCTAGGGCTGGTAGTACCCTAGTAAAAAACCTATCATCCTCCTTTAACTTATCCAACAAATCTCCAGGCATCATTGGCGTACCCAACACAATAATAGGTGTGCCCTTCAAAGGAATGAACATACTTTCAGTTAAAAAGTGGTCTTCTACTTTAGTAACCTGTCCAATGTTCAAA